GATTGGTGCGGCAATAAGACAAAGTCGCTCCCTGTTGTTTATTTGGCTGGTGAGGGGCACTACGGACTGCGGGCCAGAGTTGCAGCATGGATGCAACACTTTTCCGTGCCAAGCATTAAGTTCTGGATGAGCAAGACCGGGACAGACCTAAATGAGCCATCCGGACTGGACAAAGTTATAGAAAATGTCCGCTCTTTGTCCGTGCCGCCGAAGATCATTGTTGTAGACACATTGCACCGATTCTTGAATGGCGATGAGAACAGCGCTCAGGATGCAAAGACAATGCTGGACTCATGCGCTGCACTGATAGAGGAATTTGACTGCACAGTCATATTGGTGCATCACACTGGCGTATCTGAAGAGGCGCAGCATCGTGCTCGAGGATCTAGCGCATGGCGTGGTGCGTTAGATATTGAGGTGAGCGTAAAGCCCGGGAACGGATCTAGGCCAATCGAGGTCATCCAACGTAAGATGAAAGACTCTGAGATGAAGGACAGTCTGTTCTTTGAGCTGCGGCCTGTGACTATTAATGGATGGAAAGACGAGGACAATGAGCCAGTCAAAAGTGTCGTGCTCGAGAGTGTTAGCGCTCCGGCCAAGGTCGACAAAAAGACATCTAAGATCGAGGAACATCGCAAACGATTCGAACGCGCTTGGCATGCCGGACATCGCGAGCGTGACGGTCAGAAACGACCGCACGTCAATCGGTATCAGATGATTAACTTTTTGACTGGGCCAATGATCGGGATGTCAGAGTCTGCCGCAAAGAAAGCATGTCAGGCTGATCCCTCGAGGATGATCGGAGCGCTAATCGATGCTGAATATATTATTCCAGAAGGGAATGGATGGTCGGCAACGAACGAGTCATTGATCATCAATTTAGAGAATCAGGTCAATAATTGAGGACAAATGAATAAAATCAAACACTTAACGCATTTAAGGACAAAAAGACATTTGAGGACATTTTGTAATGTCCTCTAGTCGTAATCAGAAACATGTTTAAAATCAAACACTTAGCAAATGTAAAGACATTGCGGAGGACAAACTGGGGGACAAGCGAACGAAAGGACAAGACAAGACATACTCTTAAAGAGTATGTCTTTTGTCCTCGATTGTCCTGTCCTCGATGTCGTGTCCTGAGTAGAATATCGAGGTGGATAATTTTCCGTTTAATAGCCAGTTATCAAACGGCGTCGGTTGATATCTAGGTAGCAACCGAGACATGGAGTGTGGTATGGAAGAAGAAAAGAAGCTTGGAAGACCGACAGACTTTACAGATGAGCTGGTTGATCGCATGTGCGAAGAAATAGCGGCTGGTCGATCTCTAAATAAAATATGTAAAGAGGAAAGTTGGGCGCCTGATAAATCAACGTTTTATCGATGGATGTATAAGCATCCACAGATTCGCGACAAGTACGCGCGCGCGAAGAACGCGCAGCAAGAATACGCAGCTGAGGACATCATGGAGATCGCATACAGCGCGACGCCAGATAATTACAACGTGGCTAGATTGCAGATCGACGCCATAAAATGGACAGCGAGCAAGTTGCTACCTAAGCGCTACGGCGAGCGGCAGCAGCTCGAGCATACTGGCGAGTCCGGTGGGCCGTTAATCATTAAGTGGAAGGGATCAGATGAAGAATAAGTTCGACTGGTTTATCTTTGCGTTGGTGGTTGGTTTGGTTTTTACGACGACGGCGATGATCGTCGATTTTCTAGGATTCTATGCCTGAAATAACAATTCCGTACACTCCACGGGAGGTCATGCTCCCGTTTCACAACAGAAAAGAGCGTTTTGCATGTTTGGTGGCGCATCGAAGGTGCGGCAAGACTGTCGCGGCCATCAATGACCTGATTAGGGACGCGCTGACTATCCCGCGCGATAACGTGCGCGTTGCGTACATCTCGCCGACCTATCGTCAGTCTAAGGCGGTAGCGTGGGACTACTGCAAGGAATTCACGCGCTCGATCCCGGGAATCAAAGTGAATGAGTCGGAACTACGGATCGACTTCCCGAATGGCGCTCGTATCAGACTGTTTGGCGCTGAGACCGCTGACTCGATGCGAGGTCTGTACTTTGACTCGGTGGTGTTGGACGAGCCAGCTGACTTCCCGATGAACGCATGGTCGACTGTCATTCGACCAGCGATCGCTGACCGTCAGGGCAAGGCGACGTTTATCGGGACTCCGAAAGGCCGCAATAGTTTCTTCGAAATATGGGACGCGGCTAGGAATGATCCATCATGGTATTCCGCGATGCATAAGGCGAGCGAGACCAATCTGTTGCCGCAAGCGGAACTGGATGCGGCGATAAAGACGATGGGCGAGGATCGGTACGAGCAAGAGTTTGAATGCAGTTTCGAGGCCGCGATTGCTGGCGCTTACTACGGCACCGAAATGAAAGAGGCAACAAACACTGGACGAATTTGTAATGTCGTTTATGATCGGGCGGTAGGTGTTATCACAAGTTGGGATTTAGGTATAGGTGATTCGACCTCAATCTGGTTCGCGCAGTACGTCGGGCAAGAGGTGAGGTTGATTGACTATTACGAAAACAGTGGCGTTGGTCTTGATCATTACGCCAGAGTGCTGCAAGAAAAAGGTTATGTTTATGAGTCGCACATACTGCCGCACGACGTTCAAGTTAAAGAACTCAGTACGGGACACTCGCGCCTCGAGACCTTGGACAACTTAGGGATACGGCCAGTGGAGATAGCGCCAAAGCTTAATCTTGATGACGGCATACAGGCAGTTAGATCAATGTTAAATCGATGTTGGTTCGATGAGACAAAGTGCAATCGAGGGATCGAGGCATTGAGACAGTATCAGCGGGACTTCGATGAGAAGGGCCGAACATGGCGAGGTCGACCAAGACACGATTGGACATCTCATGGCGCTGACGCGATGAGATATTTGGCAGTTGGCTACAAGCCGCAGCAATCGAGCTGGGGCGAGCCTATTAGACGTAATCTGCGAGGGATAGCGTAGTGGCAAGTAAAATTAAGTCTGTATTAGATCTGGTTGATGAGATTGCAAATCCAAAACAAAACCGATCGACCATACGAAACGCCAAAAGAAAAGCGTTCCCAAAGGTTTACGATGATCCTAGATCAATAGCAAAAGTCGCAGCGGCAAGGTCAGCTCCAGAGACTGAGGCCATGAAAGAATTATTCGGCGTGACGAGAGATGAACTATACGATCTCACGAAACAGACAAGAGGGCTTGGCGGCGAATCTGTGTTTCAACCGCCAGCGAAGTCCAGAGGCGCAGATTCCGCTAAAGCTGTCATGCAGAATCAAAATAAACAAAGACTGATAGACACGTTAGCAGAGGCTGGCAAGTATCCAGAAATCTACAAAGGCATGGATTCTTGGTACAACTTAGATCCAATGTACAACATCATGGTGGATTTGTTTGGAGAGGCAGAGGCTAACAGAAGGTTTTTGCAGCTAAACTCTTTGAGCGGAATGTCTAGTCCAATGGCCGATGTCCTGACTGAGACTGGAAGAGGCACTGCTGCAAACTGGATGATCAATCAGGGGAAGTTTGACGATTTTGTTAAGTACGGAGGACAAGTCGCAGGACGTCCAGAATACATGGGAAATTTTCCCGGTCACTTAGCGCACAAGACTGCGCAACTTCCAGCAATGAAGAAGTATGTTGAAACAGGTGATGTTCAGATGGCTTCACCTAAAGTTCCTGTCTACATAAATGCATCAACTCCAGAGTCCCTCGGCGGATCTTGGAGAGTCCCAGTTGGAGACGCGCATTGGTCTAGAGCGGTCGGACTTGCTGACACAAGAAATATGGTTAAAGGCAAGGATGGATTAAAGATTCCGGGGCAATCTGTATCTAATCCAGAACTCGCAGATTTGACTCCTTGGTGGGCCGAAATATCAGACGCCGTCGGCATAGAGCCAGTTCCAGCTCAAGCTAGACTTTGGGGGACAGCTAGTCACGCAACTGGAGTTCAGTCTCCAATCGGAGCGTCAAAGTTAGAGCTGATTGCAAATAAGATAATGGCTCAAGCCAAGAAAAGAGGCATCGATCCTAAGTTATTTAGGGACTATGTTTTGGCTGGCGGCGATGTCAAAAAGCTTGGATTGTCTGCCGCTACCGTTGCATCATTGGCTGGCGTCCCAGCGTTCGCGCAAGATCAAGAAAGCCCTCAAGAGCGAGCATCTTCTCAAGACGCACTCGATGTGTCTATGGAGGGCATAAAAACAAGCAGCAAGTCTCCATCACAGTTTGCTGGGATGACGTTTGAGACTGCGATATCAATGCTTAGAGGGATGGGAGTTGGATTGTTGGATGCAATACAAATGGTTAGTGACGAGATGATTCCAGAGTCTAACATTTTGCCATCAGGCAAGGAAAAACCAAAGTTGCCAAATTATGATCCCAAATATATTCCTAAAAAAGATCAAGACTTTCTTGAAGGAATAGGACTTTTTTCATTGCCGACGCCATACGGAATATAGGAGACACAAATGCCGAATTACAACAAAGGGCCAATGACAGACGCGGAAGCAATGATGAGGCGCTTCTACAATAAAGGCCCGATGACAGACTTTGATCGACAGATGCCGCAGTCAATGGGAAGTAGCGGATTATTGGACGCGATCAGGGGATTGGAGCCATCGATGAGATTCAATACACCTCAAGGGCCAGTGCCATCTGCTCCACCACCGACGTCATTTACTACTCCACAGCAACCGATGGATCCAAATCAGATGACAATGCCGCTTGGAGGGCTGCTGCAAATGTCTGGCAATGCGCCTCAGATTCCTCAAGACAGGCCGATTTCTCCAATTGTCCAACAGGCAATCTCTGATAGCATAAATATAGTTCGCGAAGAACAAGGCTTACCTCCGGCGTCTCAAGAACAGAATTTTCTTTTTTACATTGAGGCAGATCCACAACTCAAGCAGTTGATTGAGCAAAGGATGAAAGATATCCACATACAAAAATCGGGGACTGGTATCTAATGTCTATTACTAACTACACCAACTTACAGTCGACGATTGCTGACTATCTCAATCGCGATGACCTGACTAGCGTCATTCCTGTATTCATACAGCTGGCCGAGGCACAGATGAATCGAGACATCCGTCATTACGAGATGGAGGCTCGAAGTACAGGTGTTCAGGATGCTGGCGACGAGTACATGCAGGTTCCATCAACATGGCTCGAGAATATCCGAGCACATGTGCAGGGCGGCGGCACTACGCCACTCGACCTGATCTCGAGGGCTGCTATGGCGGACAAAAGGGCCGGGCAAGAAGATACGAGCGGTCGGCCAGAGTATTACTGCATGGCAGACGGGCAGTTTCAGCTGTATCCGACGCCAGATGCCGAGTACACAGTAGAGCTGCTGTTCTACGAGAAAATCCCAGCATTAGCAACAAATAGCACGAATTGGCTGCTCGAGGAACATCCAGATGTATATTTATATGGAAGCTTGATTCATTCTGCGCCATACTTGGCGGAAGATGAGAGGGCCACGATCTGGACTCAGCTATATGCGGCAGCAGCAAAACGAGTAATTGACTCATCTGAACAGGCAAGAATGTCTGGCTCAGGTTTAACATTAAAAGTAAGAGGACTAGGCTAATGAGCTTTTCAAACTATCTAGAAACAGAGTTGCTAGATCACGTTTTTACAAATAGTGCGTACACATCGCCAACGACTGTTTATGTGTCATTGCACACAGCAAATCCAGATGAGGATGCATCAGGCGCTGAAGTATCAACATCAGGTACTGCGTATGCTCGACAGGCTGGCACATTTTCTGTGTCTGGCAACACGGCCACGACAACTGCCGCTGTTGAGTTCCCAACTGCAACTGCTAGTTACGGCACGGTGACTCACGTCGGAATCTGGGACGCATCGAGCGCTGGCAACATGCTTGCATATGCCGCGTTGACAGCATCGAAGACAATCTCAACAGGTGACGTGTTCCGCATACCAACTGGCGATCTCGACATTACTCTAGACTAATAAATGGCAACGTACAGAACTGGATTTGGCACAGGTAATTACGGCGTCCGAGTTTTCGGCTTGGACGGCGCGATTACTGATGCCATCGGTTCTACTACTACTGCGGCAACGACTGTATCTAGCGCTGAGATTGTAAGAGATGCAAGCGCAAGTGTCTCTGCCTCAGCATCGACTTCATCTTCCGGAGTTTTTGTAGTAGACGCATCTGCATCAACATCTGCGTCAGCGTCCACTACGTCTGCTGGTGAGCAGATATTCCAGACATCGGCAACTGCATCTGCAAGCATTACGAGCGCAACTGCGTCATTGCAGTTCCTCACAAATGCAGAGGCGAGCGTGAGCACGAGTTCGTCATTTACTGCCTCCGGATTGAGAGTCGCGCTTGGCGATGCGTCAGTCTCATCTGCTTTGACTGCGACATCTGATAGCCAACTTGAGGCGAATGGAGTCGCGCAAATTGATGCAGTCGCAACAGTATCGCCGACGACTGTCAGAGTTAGATTTGGTGATGGCAGTACCGTTCAGGCTGTCTCATCTTTCGCATCTGCCGCAATTGGCAAATGGGAGCACATTGATCCGAACGCAGTTACTTGGACGAACGTCCCTGTAAACTCTATTGATTGGAATAAACTAGCCGCCTAAAAGGAGTGAAAAATGGCTGATACAACCACGACGACATACGGCCTCACAAAACCAGAGGTCGGCGCGTCTGAAG